AGACGGAACTTGGCGTCCAAATTGTCTCAAAGGACGTTCCAACGGCATTGTTAATACCAAACTGGAACAGCGTCTCATGCCAAGTGATTTGACCGCGCGAAACCTGAAGCTCAAACGGCTCATTTTTACCAGTTCTCGTTACAGATGATGGTGCAGCCATGACATACCTCAACCATAGTCCTTGAGGACTTCCATGACGACAGTGTATCTATCGCCTGAGGAAGCCCCGACAGTAGTGAACAAAAGGTCCCCTGTTTTCCCGGTACCAGCGTTATTGGTAAGACCGCCAAAACGAGAAAAATCAAAGGTGACGAAGTCAGCTTCACCAATAGTCAAGCAGAGGACATCTGTCGTGGCGTCCCAGAGCATGTTGATTCCCATGCCTGACGTGATGGCGTCAACGGTTTGCACAGCGACACTTGTACACGCCGAGCCTTGATATGGCGTAAGCGCAGACACGTCGATCTTGACGACACCGGATTCCCCAGTGCCGTCAGAGATGTTCGTAAACTTGAAGACGGCACGTTTAGTGTCGTCTACAAGGATTTGAGTGGCAACTGCATCAGCCATCAGAGCCTCCTATTAGGGGTTGATGACGCCGGGCTGCACGTAGCTGACAACCAGATATCCGGTGCCTGTACCAGTGTTGGTCGAGGTCAGGACGATGCGGATGTCCGTGGTTCCGACGTTGTACCAAGTGCCTACGCGGGTTGCGTCAGCACCTGCCGTAGCAGTGATGATGCCGAGAGTGCCACCAGCAACTGCTGATGCGGCCGTCAAGGCCGTGGCCGAAGCGGAAGTTCCAATACCGAGGGTAGAGGCCGCGCCACTCCAGACAACGCCCACGTAAAGCTTGATATCAGTAATCGTGCTACCAGCGGGAAGAACGATGTTTGTCGTGTAAACGCCAGCCGAACCACCGTTCGTGGCTTGTGTGACAGCTTCCGCCTGCATGAGGACGACGTTGCCTGTGTTAGCGACGTCCTGTCCGAGAGTGGTGCCTGTAGTGAACTTAATCGGGCCAGCCTTAATTGGGCCGGAAAATGTTGAAGTACCCATGTCAATCTCCTGTCGTGGGTTGTCTGCCAAATGCAGTCAGGAACTATTTAACGCTACAATAAAAAGGGGGGTGGCACAAGGCCGACCCCCCTTAGTAAGTAGTGTCTATACGCCTTACGCGCCGGGCGAACCGTAGATTGCGCGTGGGTCAGACCAGCCGAAGCTATAACGCTCGCGAGCCTTATAACGAGCATTGCCTGTTTCAAAATCGCCTTCCATGGCGGTCTTGAGCGGGCTACGCACGAAGTGCTTCAGGCCGTTGGGGGCGTCAGTCTTGATGAAGAACGCATCCGGATCCGTCAGATAGTGGTTGACGGTAAAGCCTTGCGGCATGTAACCACCCGTACGAATCGCGTTGATGTCGTTATCGGCAGTAGAGACACGCTGCTCGGACTTAAGAATGCGCTCCGCAGTAAACTGGAGAGCTGGTGGAATGATCAGCTTCATGCCACGAAGGGCAATCTTCAGACCACGCTCGTCGAAAAACGCCGCGATGTCGATCAGGGCCTGTTCCAACGAGGTTTCGTTGAGGTCAGCCGCAGTCGCCAGCGTGTTCGACAAGTTACCGCCACCAGTGGTGGGGTGCGCGCTGTTCACAAGCGAAACGCCGTCGCCGCCGGGATAGCTCGACGAGAAAGCGTTGTTGAGAACCGAAGCGCCCTTCACCTGTTTGGTGTTGGACATCGAACGCGCCAGAGCGCGGGTATAGCGCGAGCTGAGTTTGTCGTAGAGGTTATCCTCAACGGCTTCTTCAGTGATCGCAAATGCAAGAGCAATGGTCTCATGCGTATAACGGGCAGTGAAAGCTTCACCAGCCGTATCGTACGAGATCGCCGCGCCTTCACCCTTTACAGGTGCCTGACCAAAGCCAGACAGCATGACTTCTTCTTCAAAAGCACGATCCGAAGATTCGGTGTCGAAGATTTCAGCATGCTCGTTGTCGTATCGGTCGTACTCCATACCGAAGAGGGCGTTAAGACCCGGCTCCAGTTCTTTGAGGAGTTGTGAACGTGTAATAGCCATTGTTCAGACTCCCTTAGATGCCTGCACCAGTACCGTTAGCATTGTAACGGTAGAAGTGGTTGTTGAGGAGAACGATAGCCAAACGACCAGCAGCGGCCGGATCCGAATTGGCAGGAGTGTCCTCAAAGCCAAGAATACGGAGGTTCAGCGTGTTGGTCGTATTAGCCGTCGAAACGGCAAGCTTGCCAGAAGACAGGCCTGTAACAGTGCTGCCGCTTGTTGCGGTAGCAAAGTTGGCGTTGGCGTGGACAAGGGAGTCCGCAGCCGCAGCATCGCAGTTGATCAGGAAGGTCTGATCAGGGTTGGATGAGACAATACCTGTAGCGATTGAGTTTGCGTAGCAGGCAGAGGTTCCGGGATAGTATGGTGAAAAACGGGGCTTGCCCGTAAGGTCGATATAGTTACAGCCAAGAAACGCGCCCAGAATGGGGACTGTACCACCAGCAGCAGCGCCGACGATATCAATCATGCCGTTCGACAACGGAATAACAGGGGAACCCTGATAGATCACGCTGGAAGAACCGGCAGTTGCCGCAGTCTGAATGTTGAACACAATGTCACCATTGGTGTTCGCGCCGCTTCCGAGCATGCGGTACGGGCGCAGCCCGAAACTAGCATTGATGTTAGGCATCGCTCAGATCCTTGTTAAAGGGGGTTACTCGGAGGAACGGTTTCCGCCAAAAGTAACTCGGGTTTGACGTTCAGGTTTGATGATAGGCATAGACGGGTGCTGCTCACGCAGGAGGTCGTTATCAACCGCCGAAAGCTGATCAGCAGTCTGGCGACGATAATAGGCATTGCGTTGTGCTGCCGTCTCTAAAGGAAATCTCGCCAGAATCAGGCCACCAACTCCGATAACGCCTGCATGGACGCCATCTTGAATAGTAGGAGCCGTAAAGTCTGGGTATTCCTCGGCGCGAACTGGTTCGAAGCCTTCGCGTAGGCGGGCGGAGAAGTTCTTCCGGTCATCAAACCCGTTGGTCTCTGCACGAATCCAACGGTGCGTGTACCCCTCGGGAGGGGGCGGTGCGTCCAAAGAGGACGGTGGTTTCCAAGCCTGTGCACGAGCAGTCTTGGTCTTAGCAGTCTCAGAACGAGGTGTACGGTCCATGGTTGGCTCCTTAACCCTGAAGTTTCTGGATCTGCCTAGCGTAGGATTCTAGGCTAACTCCAAGGCGATTGGCAATAGAAACTTGTGATGGGGTGAGACGAACTTGTTTTTTGCTTTCACTACGGGAAGAAGGACGGGCAGACGCAACAGTTGTCTGGGTTTGTGGCTTTGATTGTTGGAACTTGTGGGGAAACTCGTTCCGAATACGACGGTCGAGTTCGCCGTAGTAGTCGTCACTTGTCGGGTCAAAGCCTTCCATCTCCACAAGTTTCTTGTGGAAATTGAACGCTGCAAGCGTCATGACCTCGTCGTTGCCAAACCACTGGTTCCGGTCAGCCCATGATTGAGCCTTTGGATCAGGGCGAACTTCCTGCTGTGGAGGAGGGGGAGCATAGACAGGTTCCTGACGCGGGGCTGCGGCCTCCTGCTCCTGACGATACTTCTGGACACGAAGACGCTCATTCTCAATAGCCAGATTGGCCAGCATACGCTGGGCTTCGATCTGACCGTCCACGTCGTTCATGTCGATGGCAGATTTGAGTTTGTCTTTCGCAAGGGTCTCTTGGACCTTAACGCGGTTGTCAAACTCTTGAACAAGGTTTTTGTCGAGGGTTTCGGCCTTGGCCTTGTAGGTATCGACGTCGGACTTAAGGCTCTTGGCGAACTCAAGTGCGGCTTGTTCCCGACGCTCGGCTTCTCGAAGTCGGTAGGTCAGTTTGTCGATACGCTTGCGAACCGATTCGGACTGCTGGTCAAGCTCGTCCTTTTCCGGTTCTGCCTTTGGTTCCTCAGCGTTTTCTGGGGCTTTGGACTCAACACTGGTGCCTTCCGTTTCCGGAGCGTCATCCACAATGACCTCTAGGGCCTCTTCCTTTTCCTGTTGCTCTGCCATAACTTGCTCCTCAGTGCGCTATCTCAGACGTTTGTAATGTCGTCAGGATCAGCGATTGTTGCGATGACCTCGTCATCGTTGATGATGCGAACTTCTCCCCCTTCAAGACGGAAGCGGGCTCCGGCGTAGCGGCCAAGGATGATCCAATCACCCTTCTTGCACCACGGTCCGTTCTGGAACTTGTTCTTGTCGGCGTAACAATCTGCACCAAGAGCCAGCACATAGGCTACGACCGTGGACAGGCTCATACGCTCAACATACTCATCGGGAAGGTAAACATCGCCCTTGGTCTTGGCTTTGCCCCGGTAGGGAAGAACCAGAATCCTCCAGCCTGTGGGCTGGGGAAGACGGGCAAGGGCTGATTCTGGAAGCTTGGTTGGGTCCAAAACCCGCTCTTCCGCTTTTACATAGGCCTCAGACAAGGCGTCTGTAGGCTCTTCTTTCTTGCCCTGCATTTTCTTAGCAAGGTGTTCAGGCAGGATCAGACTCGTCATCGTGGAAATGTTCCTGTTTCAGCAGAAGGCGGACTTCCCGCTCAACTTCACTCCAAGCTTCAAGCCTGCCACGAAGATGGCGATATGCGGCGAAATCGCTAACCGAGCCTTCTGTCATCGCTTCAACGACCACGGACCGCCGCTCGCGAATCACCTTAAGCAATTTGTCAACAAAGTAAAGATCAGACACGTGTTTGTTCCATCAAAGAAAACCCTCCCCGAAGGG